AAATCAACAAGCTAAAGGAAATATACCTTCAAAAGAATCAAAAGAAAGTGCAAAAGGAAAAATTATTTCAGAAGAAACTAAAAGAAAAATTTCAAAAACACTGAAAAATAAACATCTTACTAAAGAACATAAAGAAAATATTTCTAAAGGCCAAATTGGAAAGAAAAAAATTCCACATACAGAAGAAACAAAGTTGAAAATTTCTGAAAGTTTAAAAGGTAAAATTTCTCCTATGAAAGATAAACATCATACGGAAGAATCTAAACAAAAAATGTCTGATAGTAGATTAGGCAAGAAACGTGGTTCATATAAAAGGATAAAATATGCTAATAGTAATTCAATGTGAAGCTAAAAAACTTAGGAATGGAAAAGAAAATGCTAAAAACTATCCGTCAAAATATTGGAAACAACTTATTTCTATGTTTCCTGTTGAATGGAATATAGTTCAAATAGGACTTGAAGGGGATACTCAGTACACTCCAGACTTTCGTAAAGGATTGTCAATGAAAGAACTATCTGTGTTAGTAAATGAATGTGAACTGTGGATATCTGTTGATAGTTTTCTTCAACATCTTGCTTGGACTCTAGGCAAACCTGGAATAGTTTTGTTTGGTGTATCAGACCCGAAAATCTTTGGACACAAAGAAAATATAAACCTATTGAAAGATAGAAAAAATCTTAGAAAGATTCAATTCGATCTATGGGAAAATGAAAAATACAATCCAAATGTGTTCGTAAAACCTCATATCATAATAAAATATATAAATAATATAAAACACAAGGAGGAATAAAATTATGGCGGCAACTTTTCATTGGTGTGAAGATAATGGTGCAGGAGTATCAGGGCATGGAACTGTACGAAGTGGATATGGTTCTGATACTAACTATCCAACGGATGTAAACTGGAAGAATGTAGATGACTGTACTGCTAATAGTGGGACTTTATTTACTGCTGCTCCTATCACAGCAGGTAATAACAGCTTTACTAAGTATCAGTATGGAAAATTTACTGGATCGTTTACTAACATTTCAACAGGTTTATGGTCTGCTAATACTTCTGGCGCATTGGCAACTGGACTTACTTTAGCTGGAACAGTAACATCAACATACGTAACACCAGCAACAACAGCAAATGCTGCACTTACAACTGATTTTACTCCAAGTGTTGCTATTGGTTCTGGTCTTGCTGTATTGTTTAGTACTACTGATCCTTCTGATGGTGCTCCTACAAGTACATTAGCTGCTCCTGGTTACACTCAGTATCTTGCTACACAGTTACAAACAACTGGTGCTGCTGCTGCCGGAAATTGTGCCAGTATCGTTACAACTTTACAATATAATGAAAATTAATTAATGAGACTACCAAAAATCAATTCAATGATTCTAGATACTTATAAAAATAAACAATCCAATGTTTATCTTTTATTTTACAATGAACTTTTTGATTTATAAATAACTATATAGAAGCTAATAATTTAGATAACTTAGTATCTTTATGCTCAAGTTGTCATTCAAAACAAACATACATTTGAAAGGAACTAACTAATGTTAAAATATTTGTACACAGTAAGATATAACGATGGAACAGAATATAAACAGAATGCAGAAGATATATCAATAACCAATCCTGAAAAATCTTGTTTTTATGACATTAATATAGACGAAGTACGATCATTCACATTACATGGCAATGATCATCAGTTTTATGTAGAATTAAGATATGGTTCTTTTATGATAAATGGAGTTAGATTTTCTCTATATGAAGAACCACTTGAAAACCAAAAACTAAGATTAATATTTTTTAGAAAACATACTCACACATTTTCTCAAGGAATAGAAACAGATCATAAAATAGTTTATCGTTTTGGTTGGCAATTTCTAGATGATACTGGAAAAAATGTTCAAAGAGTAATAGAAATAATTTAAAAGGAGAAACACTATGCCAAAAGAACTGATACAAAAAGCTTTAGTAAATGCCCTGGATGATCAACCAAAAGATTTCTATAACAATATTGAGAAAGCTGCTTCGCTCAAGCTCAAAGGGATTATAGAAAAAGCTATCAAGGAAAAAGAGAAGAATTTGTTCATAAAAGTATAAATAAAATAAAAGTAATGTAGGAGAATATATAATGTCAAATGCTATACTTATTATTGAACAGATGGATTTTCAGTCAATGGAAAACAAAATCATTGTTGAAACCATCATGGATAAGCAAGTCAAAAACTATTGGTTAAACGGTCCACATGCTGAAGGTGGAATCGTCAATGGTAATGGTAGAACATATCCCGTACCTGTTGTTGCTAAAGAAGTAAAACGGTTGAATGAAAAAGAAATTCCTAACAACAGAATGCTAGGAGAATTATCTCACCCTAACTCTATTGATATCAACTATGAAAGAGTTTCCCACCTGACTAAAGAATTGAGAATGGAAAGCAACATAGCATTTGGTAGATCATTAGTTCTTGATACTCCAATGGGAAAGATTACTAAGAGTCTAATGGATGTTGGTGTTAAGATTTGTACATCTACTAGAGGACTTGGTACTCTTAGAGAATCTATTGTACAAAACGATTGGCGTTGGAAGTGTAATGACTTGGTTCATGATCCTTCTGCTCCTTCTGCTGTTCTAGATGCTATCTGTGAAAACCGTTTAGAATGGGTTTTAGAAGATGGTCTTCTTACAGAAAAAGAAATCAAAGAGACTGTTGCTGAAGTAAACAAGGTTATTATCGAACATCAATTCTCTGTTGAAGATCGTCAAGCTGCATTTTTGAAAATCTTTACTGATGTGTTGACTAACATAAAAAAGAAATAAATCATTGAATTTTGTTACTAATTTATAAATAATATTAAGAACTCAAAAGGAGATAAACACAATGGCTGAAATCGATAAATTGTTTGAAACTATCAACAATGATATTCTTACAGAAGACATCAAATTGCAGATGGCGGTTCTATTTGAATCACAGGTAACTGAAGCTATCAAAGCAAAAGAAGTTGAACTGGTTGAAAAGAATACTGCTGATATTACGAAGTTCAAAGAAGATATGGTAAATAAGATAGATTCTTATATTACTCATTTCTGTGAAGAATTCACAACTAACAACACTCAGGTTATTACAGAATCAGTAAAGATTAAAACTGCTGAACGTATCCTTAAGACTTTCAGTTCAATTGTAAATGACTTCAACCTTCAGTTGGATGAAAAGAAAATTGATAACGAGAAAGAATTGTCTGAAGCAAAAGCTGAAATCAATACTCTTACTTCTAGACTGATTGAATCTAAGAAAGAAGTTAAGCTTAGAGAGAAAGCAGCTATTGTAGCTGAAGCATGTATTGGTCTGAAGACTGAACTTCAAAAAGCAAAGCTTGTAGAGTTTGCTGCTAAACTTCCATTCGATGAACTGTTTGAAAAGAAACTTGGTGCTCTATCTGGAACTCTTCTTACTGAAGCTGTTACTAAAAAAGTTGAAGAAAAGCCTGAGAAGATAGTTATCAAGGAAGAAATTGAAGAAGTTCCTGAAACAAAAGCACCAGAAGAAAAGACACAAAAGACAGAATATCTCAAAAATCTGTAACAGTTTTATAAATAAAAATAAAGTACTAGTGTAATTTAAATATCAAAGGAGAACATACAATGCTTGAAAATGCCGAAACAAAATTATTGGTGGAAAAATGGTCATACCTGATGAATTCGGAAGAGGCTCTTCTGAAAGCTAAGAAAGTTAAGAATGTCGAAGCTATGGCTCAGTTGCTTGAGAATCAGGAGAAATTCACAGAAGCGCAAACTACAGTTGCTGACATTGCTCAGTATACTCCAATCCTGGTTCCTGCCGTAAGACGTATTTTCCCGAATCTTCTTGCTAATGAAATCGTAGGTGTGCAACCTCTTAGTGGTCCTACTGGTTATGCATATGCCCTTCGTTTCAATTATCAAGGTGCTGGCGGAAAGAACAGTTTGACTAACTCACCTACCTATCCTTCTAGTGGAGTAAATCCTTACAGTACTTATGGTGTTGATGGTGGAAACCGTATGCAGAAAAATAAACAATCTTTCTCTGGTGCTGCTATTGTTGTAACTGGTACTCTTGCTACTGCTGTTGGTACTGGTAACTTCGTTATTAAAGCAGACGGTAGCACTCCTGTTGTTTGGGGTGACGTTGTTTATGCTGAAACTCTTTACGGAGTAACAAAAGTTCTTATCAATTTAACTGGTAGTCAAACTGGTGGGTATGATTCTGTTGGTCTGAATACTGCTCTTCAAGCTCTTACTACTAACACTTCTAAAATCTCTGCCGGTGGAGCCGATGCTATTGTAGGTTCTGGATGTCAAATTGTTGGTTTCCATAACAACGAAGCTGGTTTCAACTTGATCTTTGGTTCACAGTATGCAGCTTATCAAGACACAGCCGATGCTGAATACAAGAACATCAACGACATGAAAACAATGGGTATGAGCATTGAGCGTTTCCCTGTTGAAGCTCAATCACGAAAATTGAAAGCTCAATACTCAATCGAATTGGCACAGGACTTGAAGAACGTTCATGGTCTTGATGCTGAAGCTGAATTGATTAATATCATCGAATACGAAATCTCTGCTGAACTTGATCGTGAACTTGCCGATGCTATTTACTCTGTAGCTATGTCTGCTGGTACATGGGCTTATGGTTCTGCTGGTGTTGTGTATGATGCAGCTACTGGTGCTGGTGCTCTTACTGGTGTAATTACTCAGGCTGTTGCTGCCGATGGTAGAAATGAACTTGAGAAGTTCCGTACTCTTTATACTCGTATTATCCGTGAAGCAAATGCCGTTGCTCTTCAGACTCGTAGAGGCGCAGCAAATTTCATCATTGCTTCTCTTAACGTTGTTTCTGCTCTTGAGACATTAAGCAACTTCATGTATGCTGCTGTTCCTGGAAACATCGAGCCACAGCTTGGTGTAGCAAAAGTAGGTACACTTGATGGTC